GTTCATATAGTCCCAACCATCTTCCTCACGGTTTTCGTATTCTTTTGGATCGTTTTCTTCAAAATCTTTTTTGTATATTTCGATTGCTTCTGAACTTGGTCCTGCCCCACTATCTATAAAGTCATTTAGATAGTCTTCATCTTCTCTGACTTCTTCTACTTTATCAGATATAATGTCATCTAGGTATTCGTCTTGTCCTTTAGTATACAACCAATCTTCAAAGTCTTCCCATACTTGGTCTGGCATATCACCATATTGGTATTCAATTTCACTGATGCTCATGTTGTCTATATGGTCAGAAGAACCTCTACTATCTACATTATAGAAAAATGTTTCTGCTTCAAAGCCGCATTTCACAGGTGCGTCTAAACTTTGTCTTGCTAAATTTTGTCTGTTAAAATTTATTTCAAATAACTTAGGATCTGCTTCTTTTAATCTTTTTTTAGATAATTTTTTAATTTTACCTCTAAGTGTTTTTATTCTTGAATGTTTGCTTTTGCGTTTGGCTAATTTAGATAGTTTCCCTTCGTTTGCTTGTGGATTTGATACAAATAAGTCATCATTAGGATCTATGATTTCATAATCGTTTTGTTTGTTTAATATTGCTATTTTTTCAGGGCCACCGGCTTTATTATCTCCTAATGGAGAATCAATTTTGCCTGTATAATTACCATACTGATCATATATGTCTGCACCTGCTTCTACTTCTCCTGCTTTTGTTTTAATCACAGAATCTGGAGTGTTTTTCTGACCTCCTATTGTAGGACTTGCAGATATCTTGCCTCCTCTTTGAGGAACTATACTTTTTATCCTTTGAGTTGTTTTGCTGTCTGTTCCTTTTATTGCCTGTGTCATTGATTGCCCAACCGAACTTGCTTTTGCTCCAACTTTTTTGGCTATATCTCCTGCAACTTTTTTTATAAAATTACCAGACTGCTGTTGCCCGGAAGGTGTTGGCGAACCAGAACTAGACATTCCGTATTCTTTCAATAAATGTTCTAATGTTTTTACTTCAGTAAACTTCATTTATCATCTCTTATTCAATGATCTTACTCTTCGACTAGCAGGATTCATACGTTTAGTTCTTTGTGCTTTTCTGGCAATTCTTCCGCCCATTTTTGCTCTTGTCTTTTTAATAGTCATTCGCTTTTTCATATTAATAGGCGCACTACATTGTTGCGATTTAGAAACAACACGACCTTTACGTCTGCCAGATGTGCATCGAACAGCACGGACAACTTTGTTGCCCATCTTACGCCAGACCATTCTGTTTTCGACTATTATATCTTTTGTTATTTCTTCTAAAATCATATTAAATTAATTACTATTCCTATTATAATACTAACCAACGAAGTAAATGTTAATCCAACGATAGCAATTATCCAACTTTCTAATTTGTCTAATCTGCTTTTTGTTGTTTCTTTAAACTCTCGTAACTCTGCTGTAATGCTTTCTATTCTTAGCATGTCAGCAATAATATGTGCTTCTATATTACCTGACTCAACATAAGGTTTTATGTTTTTATCTGGTTCTGATTTTCTTGGCATCGTTTATCTCTTATAATAAATCTTGTTTAGTAAATTCCATATTTACTGAAATTTTAGTATCAATTGTTCCACTATTCAATACTATTCCGTTTAATTCATCTGTCAAAGTAGTTATAGTATGCACTCCTTCTCTTTCAAAAGCAAATTTAAATATCCAACCTGCTCCTGTTAATGTTGGTGCTCCATAATTTTCTAAAACAAATGCCCCAGAACCGCTAAGTTCTACGGGTTCATTCATCACTACAGGCATTGCTCTTAATCCTATTACTTGGACAACACTTTCGAAATCTTTTTGGCTGTTGTCATTGTAATCGCCTGTTTGTGTAATGTCTAACATTGTAAACAATGTAAAAAATTCTATGTTGCCTGAAACAACTTCAGAACTACCCATTGCGCCACTTCTTGTTAAACTCATGTGTGTCTCCTGTATATTACACTATTTATCAGAAGTTGTCGACCATGGGGCCAAAAAAAAGCACTCCGAAGAGTGCTTTTAAATTAAGTTATAAAAACTTAGAACGATACGTCAGCAATAACGTGTGCCGCTATGTCACCGTTTGCTAAGTTGTCTGCACCTTCAACAATCATTTTAACTGTGTCTGAAGTTCCTGCTGTAAAACTACCTATTTTTAAAATTGAAAGGTTTAAACTTTGAACTGTGCTTACTAATGAAGTAAGTTGAGTTGCTGAAATGTTTCCTGATTGTTGTTGGAAACTTTTAAGGAATACGTCCTTACCAATAAACTCGCCGCTTGCCGCCGCTCTTCTATCCGTTTGTGCCATTTTTAATCTCCTTTTTGATCATTAAATTCTTCACCGAAGTGTCTAATGATGCGTTGTTAATAATATTTATCAAAAAACCCAAAAAAAATGGCAGTTAAAACCGCCATTTTTTCTTAAATTAATTTAAAATTAACTAATAACCATTCCTGTTCCTGCTGTTACAGTTGCAGTTGCAAAGTTATAACTGTTTACATCGTCAGTGCCAATTGCTCTGATTTGTTTCTGTAAAGACGCCGCGTCAAATTGACTTGCATCAACTATAGCATGTATTTCACCATTACTTGCTGATGGTATAACATACATAAGTGGTTGTATAAAACCTAATGCTCTTTCTACTGCTTCTCTTGTTGCATCATCTTCTGTTTGCAGGTTTGCACCTGTGTCAATTAGGACTGATTGTAAATTATGATTTGAAACTAATGTTCCAGTTACAAACTGGGCAACACCGGCTCCATTTCCTTTTGATTGTGCCATTTTAATCTCCTTTTTTGTGTTCGTTAAAACACTCTATTACATTTATTTATCAAAAATAATAAAATAATAGTCTTAAATTTTGGAGTTTACTGCGGAGACCGGATAGATAATTTAGAGCTCTTCTTAATTCCCGTTCTGGGTGTAAATAGTCTTCTGCCAAGGTCTGAGCCTTTAGTTATAGCATCGTCTGTATCAGTTGCACCTAAAGGATTAGTAATAAAAGATAAAGGATCATCTATAATGTCTTTTGCTTTCTGAATTGCTTTAGTAGGACCTGGTATTCCTCCTGTGTATTGATTGCCTCTAAAAGCACGTTTAGAAGGAACTAAAGCACCTGTTTTTGGATCTGTAACATATTGACCTGGCATCTCTTCACTTCTCGAAGGTTCAACTTTTACTTTTTGTATTTCACCGCCTAATCCTTTTTTAGCAGTGGCGTTTTTATTTAATTTATCTTGAACTTGCTTACTAACTAGGGCATCTATTTCTTTCTTATTCATAGCGGCGGTATTGCCTACTGAAGTAGGCTCGTTAGAGCCTGATCTAGATTGAGATGCTTTAGAAAAAGCCGCGTCATAATCTAATTGTCCACTATGAATATTTCTATATGTATCTACGGCCAAATTGATATCTTGCCCAGATCTAACTAAGTCTGCAACTTTATTTGAGTCAGACTTTACTGAGTCTGGTGTATTTTCTGTTATAAAATCTTTTATTTTCATTGCTTATTACGTCCACCTGCCCAGTAACCTGCTATTGCACCGATTCCTGTTCCTGCTTTCTTATATTTATCAACATTGGCTCCTGTCTTCTGTGCAATTTTCTTTCCTAGATATCTTCCTGCTACTGCACCTGCGGCCGCTGTTGCAACTCTTCTAGTTAAACTAGTTCTAGGTTCTTTATAGTCTGAAGAAACTTTTAATCCACGATCTTTAACCATATTACTCATAGGAGTCATTAGTTCGCTTCCTCTTCCTAAACGTCTAATTTCTTGGGTAAGTTTTGTTAATACTAGTTGTTTTGAACTATATCTTAATTTGCCCCAACTTAGCACCATTCGTCTATAACTTTTATATCTAGAATCTGTAATTTTCAATTGATTTTCTAATCGCATAAAGAAAGATAGTGCTTCATTTCTTTTATCTGCACGTCTGCCCATTTTTGATATAAAGGCATGAAACTGTCTTTCGTTAAATCTTAATTTGTCTAAGAACTCTCTGCTTTGTCTATTATTCTTAAACGAAATATATCTGTTATCTGGATTCTTAGTTGCGTATGCTAACATGTAAATGTCAGTGCCATGTGTTCGCATCAAAGAAAAATACCCATACTGTGATGTTTGCTTTGCGTATGCAACTGCATATTTTTCACTGCTGTCGTCTTGTAACATCATGTATAAAGATAATGTATGTAGATATAAAAGGTTTGCTATGTCGCGACCTGTTAGATTTTTAAAGCCATTGGTTGTTCTATACAACCTTGCTTCTGATATTTCTTGATTTACTAATGTTAAATCCATTTTACCTTCGCCCACATAGGCTTGTATTGTTTTAGCACCTTGTTTCTTTAATGCTTGATGTCTATGATTGCCATCAATAATGCCGCCATTTTTATGAACTACAATGATAGGAGCATCACTTAAATTACTCGTAAACATGTTATCTATGTTATCTTTATTTCCTTGCCAACCATCTGCAGGAGATACAGAGTCTATATTAATATTTTTTAATTTAAAAACTTTATTTTGACTTACCCAGCCAAGCCAATCTGGATGAAAATTATTACCAGTTCCAGTTTTATCCATATCTTTTTTTAACTTTGATATCATCTGATCTAATGTCATAGTATTCATCATGCCCCAGGTGCTCCTGTGCCAAAGTTTAGTCTACTAAACTCCAGCCTGTCTACTAATTTAACTGCGTTACCGTTTCTATCTACAGCAACAAAACCTTCTTCCCCGGTTACTTCGTATCCACTTTCTGTTTCTTTGAATGTTGGAATTTGGCTAATTTGTTCCAACTTTTTAATAATTCTTACTTTTGCTTCTATTAGTTTCAAATATAAATCATATACAGCAACAACTTGAATTGCATTTTCTTTAATAAATCTAACACCTTTTACTAAAAGTTCTGTTGCTTCGTCTTGTTTCTTTGCTGTTTTGTAACCATCTATTTTCTTTTGCATAAAGTCTGTGTATTTTTGCACAAAATTTTGTGCAAATTTTGTAGGTTCATCAAATGCACCTGCTCTGATGTTATTGTTTACATGTGCTTTTAATTGTTGTAAGAAGTCTTTGCCTATTAAATCATTGCCTTGATCTAACCACTTAAATGTATTAGCATCTATCTTCTTTAGATAAGAATCTGCATCACTAATAGCACTCATTACATTGTTACTTTCTTCTTTTGTAAATGTAACTGTGCCACTTAGATCTTGTATAATTGCATCTCTGTGCCAGACCTTGGAAGTATTTCCTAAAACACTACTATCAAAACCAAATTTTGCTCTAACATCTGCAAGTGTTGGACCACCTATATACTCGGTATGCCACACAATTCCTATTTCAGCACTTTTAATCTTACTTGCCAGTTCTGAATCTGTTGGTGTTGCATATACAATAGTGTTAGGCTTAAATACTAAAACTTGCTCGCCGTCTATAGTTGTTTCCTGTATATCTTCTTTAGTAAACAACATGTCGCCTTGTGCAACTGTATTCCAATTAAGTCCTTTTAAGTATTTTAGTGCAACTTTAAGTTTTTGTTGTAATCCTTCTGCAGGATGATTTTCTTCTATATCTTGATCTGTAAAATTCATTTTAGGATTTTTTGCAAACACACCTTTGGTGCCCACAAAAAATTTACCAGTTGCTGGATCTCTACCTGCAATAATTGCCGGAGCACCATCCCATTTAGTTGTCATTGATACTGGTGCATCTGCATTTCCTTCCAGCATTTCATATAAACTGTATAGATAATTTACTGCTTCTTTGGCTCCTTTGTATCCCTGATTAAAAATATGATCTTCTAGATGTTCTAAATGAGTATTTTTACCATCTGCTTCGCAGATAATTTTCTGTATTGAAAATTTTAATACTTCATTGATTCTCATTTGATAAACCTATGTTTTGCAATAGGATAAGGATTAGGGCCAGGATTAGGATTGTCTTTAGTTTTTATAGATTTTACATATTCAAAACCAATACCATAATTCCAGTTTGTTGGTTTAGGCTGAACTATTGCTGTAATTCTTTTACCTTTTGATGTTTCATGCTTAGATATAAAATTAACTGTTGAACCTGGATTCAAATTAACTGATGCTAACTTTATCCAATCATTAAATGATGGAAAAGGTGCTTGATCCATTTGATCTCCATCGCTTGGGAGAAATTGTTCTTGGTCGAATTTTTTTGCTTTAGCATAATCTAGTTTATTTTGAAAGTTCGCCTTAAAGGCATCATCAGTTTGTTGCTGTTGTTGTTTTTGATCTTTATTTGGTCGGAATGCTCTATCACCAGGCTCCTTATCATCATATTTTGGATTATAAAACTTATATTGTCGATCTCTTGGTAATGTATTGTCGCCAATTTTTTCTGCTTTCCATTTCTGGAAACTTTTAATATCACCTAACTTTTCGCCATATTTTTTATCTGCTTGTGATTTTGTTAATTTTTTATAATCGTCAAATTCTTCCGGACTAAGTTTTTGTAGAAATTCGTCTCTAATTTCTTTATCTGCAAAATAGTCTGCTTTACTAAGTGCCGCTAAATCCATTGCTTTTTGGTTATACTGTGGAACTACTTTAGAAAGATATCTAACTGCAGGCACATATTGTCCTTTATCAACTATTGATTTCCACAGCACAATTGTGTCTTGACTATTAACACCAATTGGGGTTCCAGTCGCATCTTTCCATCCGCTTCTAGCAATAGCATCTAGTTCATCATTTATTTGTTTTAGAGCCTGAGCCGCAATTTCGTTTTGTTCTTTTTCTATTTGTGATTGCTCTGGTTCTTCAGTCTCTTCATCCGGCATAGGTATAAAATCATCGTCATACTCTTCATCTGATGGTAAGAAATCTTGTTTAGGTGCTTCAGAAATAGATTCTTGAGCAACTTGTTGCATTTTTACCTTTGAGTTTCGTAAAATTACATCTACTTTCTTTAAGTATTGTAGCAATAATGGGCCTAAGCCAAGTTTAACTTGTTTATCTAATATGTTTTTAAGTTCAGGTTCAAGTGCTATTTGTCTTTGAATATTAGGGTTACCATACATACCTAATTTATCCATTGCCGCAACTCCTCCTGCAACAAATAATTTATTTAATGCTGATTTAGATGCATCTTTTCTAGTTGTCTGTGCATAACCACCTGACGCTCCAGTAAAATAACTATTAATTTTGCCATGCTTTCCGGTAAGTTTGTTTTTTTTGATATCTAAAGTTTTAGTAGTTCCACCAATGCCCACACCTAGTTGATTCCAAACACTTTGTAGTGTTAATCCTGTAAGTGGCTTCCCTTCCATATCTCCTTGTCCTGCAGGATAATCCTTAATGTTCCAACCATTAGTTTTTAAATCGTATTCTGCAGTCCCGTCACTTTTATTTGTTCCATTTATATTTCGGATCTCTGCATTTCCAATCCATGGATTATTTTTTTCGTTAGGCTTCCGCTTTATAAGTTGTTCTCTTGTTCCTCTTTTTATTTGATAAAAAGGATGATTATCAGGTATTGGAGTCCAATCTTGAGTCTCTTGATCTATATAAAAATACCTATAACCCTTTTTACCAGTGGTAGGATTGGTTTTAAACTCAACTTTATACTGTTGGCCTCTTTTGTCTTCTTTTAATACTAAGTGATCAATCTTCACTCGATTGCTCCTTCAAATTTTCCTTGATAATCTTTTTAATACCTCTGGAAAACTTTGAAGGGTCACGGTGCTTTATGCTGTTTATAAGCCTATTAGTTAAGTTCTTTGATTCTTCTAATGTATAGTTTCTGTCGATTTGCTCTAACAAGTTGATAGCACTTGCTATAACATGCTCTGCACGGTTTTCAACAACGTAATCTTTGCTTTTGTCGACTGAAATTTTATTCAATTCTTCTAATATGCTTCTATGCTTGGCCACAATATCTCCAGTGGTGTTATACTTTACTACTATTTATCATTAGAAGTCGTTCTTTTTTAAGAATTCGTGCATGTTAAGTGCTTGGTCAATTGTGCTCTTAGGTTCTTCTTCATCTGCTTTAATAGAGTTACTGCGTTTTAATTGATCTACCAATCCTGTTGTAGTCATTGTCATTGCATCTTCATCGCCTTCTTCTAGATCTTCAATACGCAATGTATCTGGACAAAACTTTAAGTCTACTTTACTGCCTACACCACTACTACTTCTTGTTTTCATAAACTGTATTTGATATCTACCACGTTCTCTCATAGCATTACTTGTGAAAATACCTACAACATTATCTGCTGTTTGTATTTTACTAATACCACCTGCAATATGATGGTGATCAAATTCTATTTCTTCTACTGCACCTCTGTTTAACTGCGATGCTGTTACCATTAGCAAATCTCTTTCCATTGCTAAGTTACGCAACTCTTCAGATACATATTTGTCTTTAATAAACAAATCACTGCCACTTACTTTATTACTAATAGGCATCATAAGATCTAAATAGTCAACAAGTAAGCAATCGATCTTTTCTCCACTAGCAATTTCATATTCTCGTAAAAATACTCTTAGATCATTACAATTAACACCATTGGACATTTGTTTTACTCTAAGCCTACCAGCACCTTTGGCTTTCATACGCACTTTTAAGTCCACATCATCCATATTACGCATAACATCTTTTGTGCTATATCCACTGACCATTGCATCTAGACGCATACTTATTAACTGTTCACTAAGTTCTAAACTAATATAAGCAACATTCATTCCTGCAAGTGCCCAATTTACTGCAAAATTCTGTAAGAATAAACTTTTACCTGCACCTGAACCACCTGCAAAGATAGTGATCTCTCCTCGATTAAGTCCGCCATACAGTTTGTGATCTATTCCTTTCCAGCCTGTGCTTATTGCACCTGCTTGTTCCTTGATCCATTGTAGTCTTGCCTTTGGATCTTCAAAATACTCTAATCCTAAATCTTTAACTAGGCCTACTTGGCTTGCTTCTTTAATTTTATTTTCTACAGTTCCATAGTCTTGATTCTCTAATAAATCTGTGCTTTCAATAATTGCTTTTTCTAATGCTTTATGTCTACAAAAAGTTTCAAATTCATTCATAAACCAATTGTGATGATCGACCGTAACATTGGGAATAGGCTCTAGTTGTATGCCTGCTACAGCACTTACTTGTTCTGGAGTTGGAATTGAATTATGTTTTTCGCTATGGCTCTTAAAAAGATCTACTGCTGACCTGTATTTTAAATTAAAATACTCAGGTTGCACGATGCTTTGGCACCTTGCAAACAAGTCTGCATCACTTAATAAGAATCTTAAAAACAGTTCTTGTGTTTCTTCGTTGTAATTTTTTATATCGCTCATAATTTCTTCAACTCACTTAATATATATCTATAAATTTCATAATGCCCATCTTCGTTTGGATGGTTGTCTTCTGCACTTTCAACTAGTGGCCCTGTTCTACCTACAATATGGCTCATAGGTTTTGTAATGTAGGGCATTAACGTCATATCACCATGATGAGACGGAACACAAATTGAACTCATTGCTGTAAACAAAAGTTTTATACCTTTTATTTTGCATAACTTTTCTAAGTTATTACATAATGCTAATATTTCAATTTGTCTTTGCCACTCAGGCACAATTACTGTATTATGCCATACAATATTTTTATGAAAATATACATCTTCTATAGATTCTCCCTTATCATTAAAAAATGTTTGGTCTTTTCTTGTTGTAAACCCTTGCTGTTTGAAAACTTTTATTTCTTCTTCACCTAAAATAAACCTATTAGGGACATAGTTTATATACATGCCTAGATCTTGATGAAAAAATTCTCCTCTATGCGGATTAGACAACTGACAGATTATAATATCTACTTCTTGATTTTTCTGTCCATGACGCATTGCTCTATTCATACACATACGCAATGATCTGTGTGAACTTCCTCCTGATAAAGACTCATTTTCAACACGATATCCATCGTTACTCAGATGCCATGGCCAAGAAATCCCGCCACGTTCTATGAGGGCATTATGTCCATGAGAGAAACTACATCCGTTTACATATACGATCATAGCATTTTACCCTTTACTCGTGCCTTTATCTTGTTGCTAGTTGCATGTTTAATGATACTTGATACTGTGGCCAGCCTTCCATATTTTAAAACGGCATCTGCGGCGTCTTTTATTTCTGCATGCCACGGAGGAAAACTTACTTCCCAATCTAATGCCAATGCTTGTTCTATAAGATCTTTACCAGCATCATCTCTGTCTGGGCATAATATAATTCTTTGCCCTAACTTTTCTATTAGTTGTGCCTGCTCTGGGCCAACACTATTACCTTGTATAGATACTCCGTCTATAAGTATTGCGTCGAATGTTCCTTCTGTAACAATTACAACTTCTCTTTTGCTGTCAGCAAATCTATCTACATTAAATACAAAACCAGGTTGCATGTTGTGTAAGTATTTTGCAGTTTGCTTTGACGGAGGGTTTACATGTCTTGCAGTCCAGCCAACAAGTTCACCATTATACGAAAAAGGAACTACTAATCTTTGCTTATATAATGTGTCATTAAAATACAGCAATGGATATAGACCGTATAGTTCCCTTTGGATTGCGTATTTCTTTACAGCATGATCATTTGGTAAGTCTTCGACTGCTATTACATTCTCAGGTAAATCTACTTTTTTAAATTTTGATAATGAGTAAACATATTCTGTTGTATCTTGTTCTTCTAATAATTCTTGATTTTTTAGAAGTTCTACCTGTAACTTATGTAGTTCTGATTGATCTACTCCGAGTGTTGTTACTAATTCTTTAAATTTTCCACCTAGATGTGGATTCGGTGCCCAACCTGTTTTATAGCCACAGTTAAAACAGTTAAAAGATATTTTAGGACCGCTAGTTATGATGCCGCCTCTTTTTCTATTGTCGCTACACATAGGACAGTTTAATGTAGTCCAACCACTAGGAGTTCTACTTGTATTAACAGGTAAATGATCGAAGACAAGTTTATGCACTTGTTCTACTAGAGAGTCTATATCCATAAGTTTATTATACAGGATATATTTAATATGTCAAGTTAATTTCTTACAAGAATCTTAGTAATTGAACCGGAAGTTGGGTATGTTAAGCATCTAATCCAATTAGCATTAACTGTAAATGTTTGATGATTTAAGTTACTTGTAGATGTAAATGCAACATTAGAAATATTAAACCAATCTTTACTAGCATCGTCATTGCTTGGTGTATTTTCTAAAATGCTTCCTTGTATTAATACATTACCTGTAAAAGTTGCAGGATAAATTGCTACAGAATGTCTTGCATCTGAGAAATTTCTATCATGATTACCATACATAGAACTAGTTGTAAAGATATTTGCACTATCGCCTAACATTGTATTTGCGACTTGCGTAAATACATTGGCTTCTTGTGTAGCAATTGGCTCTATTACTCCATCTGCAAGTATTTCTATATCCATTGATACATCATAATCTTGGCTTGTATATATAGGCATGTTTTTAGTTTCTGCAGAATCTTTAGTAATATATATTTTATATAAACCTTCGCTTATATTAGTCAAGTCACCTTCATTTAAATATAACTTAGTAATTCCGATACTACTTGTATCTTCGCATCGTCTTGAAAGTAGCCTTTTTTTAGTTTGCGGGTTGTAAATGTGTGCCCACAGAGTATCACTAAAAACGTTTTGTAGTTTTCTATCTCTATCGCGTATATTAAAAGTAAGTTCGTTACTAAATCCTTTATATGCTTTTAATTTTCTATTGTTCATAGGTCTGTTGTCCAAATAAAGTGCGTCATCAGTTACCACTAAATCAATTGGGTCGTCGTAAATATATAATTTGTGATTACTGTTGCTCATGTTTTATAACCTTTATGTATTAGTATTTATCTTTCTAGATGCTAAATATCACTATGCAAGAAAAGTATCAAGAAAAATTTCCCTTTATAACAGGTCTGAAGTATGGGGAAGTAGAGTATTTTGGCATTGTTGTAAATTATGATAACTCTATAATCACATTTTACGATTTACAAAAAATAAGCAACCTAGACGAGACCAGGATACTATTAGAACTAGGAGACACATGGTGGTGGGAATCAAATAGAATGATGCCTATTGATGTGTTTCTGCATCACGAAATGAAATTATTCCGCCCTTACTTAACAACATTTATTATGAAAGATGTTACTCACATGTTTGGGCCAATGACTACCTTACAAAATCTTCTTAAGAAAAGAATTAAAAGACGAGGAATACAGTTAGTTAGGAAGTCTGATTAAGGCTTTCTACAATTAAATTTAATTGAACAATAATTGCTAAAGCATAACCCATTGCATGGCTTTGCTTAAAAAAATAATCGTCTGTTTTTACCCAAACTTCTTTTTCAATATCCTTCCAATCCTTTCCAACCAAATATCTTTTACCTGGTCGTATCATTGCAAGTATCATTGCTAATTGTTCTATGTTTTTAGGTTGATGCTGTTTTACTATTTCAAAATGTTTTGCAATATGAAACAGTTGCTCTACTATTTCTTTATGGCTAAACAATTCCCACATCGGCTCTGTTTCTATAAGTCTCTCTAAATGCTCTTCATCGACAATATCTTTGTATATGTGATTGTTGAGAAAGTCAACTTTAAACCAACCTTCTTCTTCTGCTTGTTTGTGATCTATTGTGCTGTAACCTTCTAATGGAAACTTAGGAATGTTTTGAAAGTAGACACCAGTATTGTGTTTAGTAAACTTACCATCCTTTTCAATACTTGCAGGTGTATGCTTGACTAATGCAAGAAAGTCATCTCGGTTAGCCATATCGATGTCTACATCAAAATTAATCTTCACGGAACAATAAACTCCACTTCATTAACTTTTCTTTTTTAACTGCTATACGTCTTTGTATTTGTTCATCAGTAACAAGACCGCCATCTTTTAGAATTTCAATCATACACATAACATCACCAATTTCGTCTTGTAATTGTTTTATATCACATGATTCGTTAAAGCGGATTAGTTTACTACATGCCTGAGTAAGTTCAGCACACTCTTCCATTGTAATAACTAACAGTTCCTCTTGTTTTTTCATATTATATCCCTGCTATCTGACATGTTTTTTTAATTTCTGCTACTTCTTCTTTATTGGCCAAAAATACTTTCATCCAAAATTTAGAATCTATTATTTCTTTTATCATTTCTACTTGCTCAGAAGTAAAACGCCTTAGTAGATCATTGCCTGAGTTACTTAAATACATAACCCACGGCGAAACTTTTGCACTTCTTATATCGTGAACTGCTCTGGGTGTAGATACTTCTTTAAAATATTCACTATAATCCTTATTGTTATCTTTTGCCCATTCAGACAAATAAATTATAGTTCGTTCTAATGCTTTCAAACCCGGTTCTTTCTTAACATATAATAGAAGAAACTCGTCATACATTTTATCTTTGCTCCAGTCTGCTAATTTCTTGCCATTTTTAATTAACCATTCTGCAAACTGCTCTGGTTGTAAATATTCATTTCGAATACAACTTCTTCCAAATTTTGTAAAGCCTTCGTAGTATTGACTCTTTATAAAGTCTTCTTGTGTTTTAGGTTTACTAACAGTAGTATTCATTTCATAAAACATTTGGAACACTCTATAACCCAATCTAGTATGTGTTAAATCTTTGTCTGCATATCTTCTTTTCTTTACACACATATGAGCACTCAGAGTTCTTTCACTCATAAAGTTTTTGTTACACCATTTACAGGTATTACTTTCCAAAGATTTCTTTGATTGTTTTGTCATCGTATCCGTAGTCATATGCCAATGCCTTTAAATCATTATTACTGTTTAACTTAATCATTAATTCTATATCTTCTGGTTTGCTATGCGGATATAAACCATATAAGAATTCTGATATTTTATTTTTCTTCTTTTTAGCATTAGGCGGTTTTAAGTAAGGATGGAATTGTATTTTACCAACCCCACATGCACTAAGTAACAACCACTGTAGTTCAGGATGTTTGCTAACTTCCATAAACTGAAAGTTTACTAATTCATTTGTAAGATATATGTAGTTTGCGGCATCTCTGCCTTGCACACTACTACAATACCTCATCATCATCCAGGCACTAAATGCCTTTTTTTGTTCAGCAGTAAGACGATTGTAGAAACCTCTGTCTTTCTTATCGACAGCCGCCATTATATCTTTCAATGGTATTGCTGGTGCCTTTTTAGCCATTACTCTCCTTCGAACTCAATTAGTGTGCGGACATTATATCCGTTATCCTCTATTATAGCACTTCCTTCTAAATCGGGCAAGTCTATTACTGCCAAAATCAATAAATCTTCTTTAGGTATGCCAAAGTTTTCATGTATCAAATCTGCACAGGCAAGTGCTGTGCCACCTGTTGCAATTAAATCATCTATTACTACTACTTTGCCCTTTATAGGTGATATTGTTTGTATGTGTAATTCTGTTTCTCCATATTCTAGTTTGAATTCTTTACTGTATGTTTTATTAGGCAACTTACCTGGTTTCCTTGCCATTACAAAAGGAATTTCTAAATCTCTTGCTATAGGAGAACCAAATACAAATCCTCTGCTTTCTACACCTATAATAGCATCTGCTTTAAAATCCATACAGTTTGCTGTAAGTTGTATAAGGGTATGATTAAATGCTTCTGGTGTCTCAACTAGTGATGTAATATCTCTAAATTCTATTCCTGGAATAGGATGATCTAAAACAGTTCTAATATGTTTTTTTAAATCCATGGATGATCCTCCCATGGTAAACCTTTTTTACCAAAGTGTCCATAGTTTGTTGTTTTTGTTAAATCTAAATTAAATAAATCAAACTTGTTAATTATTCCTAATGGTGTTAAATCAACATGTTGTTTTATATGTTCTGCAACAACATAATTTATTTTTTTATCTGTCCATATGGTTACTGATGTAGGCTCATGTATTCCTATTGCATAACTTAATTGAACTAATACTTCTTGATATGGATTTTCTTGTAATACTTGTTTTGCAATAGATCTTGCCATATATGCCGCACTTCTATCTACTTTAGTGCAATCCTTACCTGAAAAAGCACCGCCACCATGTGGAGATGCTCCACCATATGTATCTACAATAATCTTACGACCAGTCAACCCTGTGTCACCATCTGGACCACCAATTACAAATCTACCAGTTGGATTAATTAAAAATTCTGTATCTGTTGTTATGTATTCTCCTGCAACATCTTTTATAATTTTTTTAACTTCGTCTCTAACAAATTCAATATCAACTTTTTCTTTATGTTGTGTGCTACATACAATTTTAGCAATATTAATTGGCTTTCCATCACTGCCATAATTAAATGTAAATTGTGCTTTGCTATCTGGTTCTAACCAATCATAGTTGGAATCAATTTTTCTTAATCTCTCCAATGTTTTTAATATTTCATGACTGTAATAAAGTGGATAAGGTAATTTATTACCTGCTTCTTCACAAGCATATCCAAACATAATGCCCTGATCACCTGCACCAAACTCATCTGTGCCTAATGCTATATCAGGTGATTGGCCGTGCAAATTATTTTGTATTTCTACTGTTTCCCAATGAAAGCCTTCTTGCTCATATCCAATTTTTTTTATAGTATCTCTAATAAGGTTAGCAATCCTATCTTTATTAAGGCCTCTGTCGCTTTTGTATTCGCCGGCTAACACGACTTTATTGGTTGTGACTAGTGTTTCCACTGCCGCTCTGTGTTGCTTGTTTCCGTTAATTAGATACGTTGCTACAGTATCGGAAATTAAATCTGCAACTTTATCCGGGTGACCCTGCGAAACACTTTCGCTTGTAAATTGATACATTATCTTACCTCATTTTTATATTTAAAATTTCGTCCCATGTAGCATATTGTTTGTTATGATATGCACCTGCAGGAAACATTGGTGGAGTCCATTCTATTGTTATTGTTCTTAAATAAATGTTTCTAAGCCATACTTTTTTACCGCCTATAGTCTTACATGGCTTCCAAGCAAATATTTTTTTCCATTCGCTATAATGAGGCGTTGTCTTGTCCTTCAAATGTGGATACCTTGTATAAGCAGGATGATTATAGTTCTCCATCCTTTCTCATCTGTTCTCTGATTTTAGTTGCACTAATTTTTTGCGTTTCCTCATCAAGAACTTCCTCTTCAATCTTATAACCTACACCTCTGCCATAAGTAATATTCATAATATTAGGCACAGGATAACATCTAAATTTACCAGCATGTTCGGCCAATGCTATTTCAATGTTTTCACATATCTTATCTACTTGCCAGGGATTGTCATCTGTTAATGGCATATCTCTAACAAGTAATGCTACTTGTCCATGTTTCGCTAATGCTCTTTCAAACAACTTTTGATGTCCTTCATGCCAAGGCTGAAATCTCCCTAACATTTGTGTAGTTGGTTGCTTTGGCTGAAACTCATGATCTTTAATATCAACTGCAAGTAGCCTTGCCCATTCCTCGCATTTTTCTTCTGTCCACCACTCTTCTGCTTTAATTACAGCATTAATTGTAACACTATCTATTGTAGGTTTTTCAAACATTTTATTAGTGTCTTCAAATCTACCTTCTTCAATTGTATCCATCCAAATTACATATTCAGGGACATTTTTTTCACGAAGTTCATTTGTTGGGCAAACAAAGTCTGCTACACCATAATTTCCTTTAGCAACACTTTTGCGGACATAATCTCTCATTCGTAATGATTGGCGTTCTCTACCCTCAGGCGAAAAGTCCCAATCATTAAATGTTTCACGTATTTTGTCTGCGTTGTGCCAATCAGCATTACCTAATATTTCAACTAGTCTTTTTGCTAAAGTAGATTTACCTGAGCCTGGTAGGCCAAAAATTAAAATTCGCTTCATCTATTTTCTCTTTCCCATTCTGCATTTTCTTCAAACTCTGCAAGATATTCATCTAAGTTTTCATGCATAAGATCTTGACTGTCATGCCACTTAGTATTTAACCAGCCAACCTGAGCATCATAACTTTTACCGGTTGTGTCATTATAATCGTAATCACAATCTAATTCTAGTTTATCGTAAAATACAGCATCAACAAATTCACCTAAATTTGTTTCCACAACACCCATTCCAAGTTTAAACTCATCAAAATCTTCATCTGAGTCTACAAACCAAGCACCAAAAGAACCCTTCTCACAACTGTGAAACATTAAAACAGGCACATATTTGTTGCCGTCTTCATCTTCTTCGTTTATTACTTCTGGCTCATCGTCTGTGCTAAAGTATCCACCTTCTCTACCATATACATGAATGGCTTCCCCTTCATATACTTCTTTATCATAGGACCAATCATCTGAACCATCTGCTGGAACTTCATATACTGTAAAGCCTCCATCTGCGTAGGCACTATTAATGTGTTCAAACCCATCATTTTCCCACATATTGAAGTAATCGTCTTCATCTGTAGCAGGACCTGGAGGAGTATTAGGATCTAATAATGCATCTGCAGGTTCGTCCTCTTCTTCCCAACCGCCTTGATCGGATTCTAATACAGCATCAACTAACGCACTGGTGTCATCTAGTTCTGCATAATAACTGACAAATGCTGGATTTACTTCTCCTAAAACAAGTTCTCCTCCGTATCTGCCGCCTTCTATTCTAAATTTTCTTTTTGCCATAATAACCTCCTATAGCATATCAGCAAAATCAATATCTTTAATTTTATTTGCTTCTTTTACAAACATGACGCATTTAGGTTCATGCCCATCTTCTAATGGAACTACTAGTAAATGCCCATTCTTTAATTTTGGAAAATACCATTTTACATCTTGATAGACGTTAGTAATTTGTATTTCCTCCGCTCGTGGCATCCAAGTTTTTAATGGATTTAAAACTGGTGCTACAAAACCTCTATTGTTTAAACTTGATAGTGGCATAACTTCTATACCATCAAAATCTTCATCACTTGTAAGTATACTCCAGTCCATAGGCATTTGGATTTTAAATCCGCCTATGTCTAAGCATATTGCTGGTGCATAAAAACTTTCCAAAAAGATTAATGGTAAAAAGAAGTAATCCATATACTCTGGATCACCTGCATCAAAAATGCAGTATCTTATATCATCTATCTCATCTGGAACACTATCTATATCGTAACTATAATTCTCTAATGTTAATATTTTCATTTATATTCAACCTTTGTTACCTTATGTCTAAAGTTCTGTTCTTTATAGAACTGCTTTCTTTTTGTAAGGTGTCTTTTACTATACTTTAAATTGCTCGTGATGTCAACCACTTGCACATAATCTTTGTCCTCTGCTTTACGAATACCTCTTCCGATACTTTGTATTACACGAACAAAACTCTTTCCTGGCTCTAACATAACAAGGTTAAATATCCTAGGTATGTTAATACCAACAGCGGCAACACCATATGTTGCAACAATAACTTTATTGTCCATCTCACTAATTTCTGCATATTCGTCTTGTCTATCTGTGGTTTTCATTTTACCACTTACAAATACCCAATCGTCGTTTCTTTCTATTAGCATCTCGCCTGTTTTAATTCTGTCTATCAATACAAGTGTATTACCACTTGTTGCTAAACCTTTTATAATCTCACTGATGTGATCAATGCGTTTATTATCAGTAAGGAGCCATTTTAATTCTTGTGCATAACTATTAAATCCTAATACGCCATCTTGCAATTGAAAAATATTTACATCTAAATCTGCTAATACACCTATATCTTGTAATTCTTTACTGCTAAGATTTCCAACTACAGGTCCTAAACTACAGAATGTGCTAACTGCTTCGTGATCGTCTTTGGGAATAGTTCCTGTTAAACCCCAACGAATTGGAACACTAGCAAACACACCACCTAATAAATTTCTTAATACATCTGCTTTTGCTTTATGCACTTCGTCGACCATAATACATACTACACCATCTAAGAATTCTTCTATTGGAAATTCGGCTTCGTGTGCTTTTGTTTTCTTCTCTAATATACTTAGACTTTGCCATGTGCAAATAGTGTGTGTTTTGTTATATTCTTTTCTATCTCCAAAAAATACACCTACATCTAAACCTAAGTTTTTATAATCTTTTTCTGTTTGCACTACTAAATCTTTGTTAGGAACAATTACAATAGTTCTACCATATGGTTCACATTTATGACTTAAAACTGCTGTTACTAATGTTTTACCAGCACCTGTGGCCACTTCTTGTAGGCATTGAGGATTTTCTAAAAATTTATTAATAACATCTACTTGATAGTCTCTTAAAATAATTGGAGTTCCTGCAACAGGATGTCTTGGAGGCCAAGCAATATGCTCATAATCGGTCTGTTCTACTTTGTTAAAATTAAAATTCCAAGATTTACGCAAATCTTTTACTTCTATATCATATCCATCATTTGCAACTATAGGTAAAAGTCTTTCTAGTAAATGAAAATATGTTCTACCGCCAATGTCACAAAATCTAATACAACCGTCCCATCTTCCTAATTTATAAGCAGGCATATGATATGCATACGGCAAAAAGTATTTTACTTCATCTGAAATTTTACGCCTAGTTTTAACATCAAGTCCAACAAACCTAACATTAACTTCGTCTCTAATTTCTAATACACATTTATTCATGCGGTTGGGTTCTCTGAATATTGTTATCGGGTGCCAGTCTAGCAGGAATAACTTTGTCCATGTTACATTTTGCACAACATCTATCTGCTGGGTTGTCTGAAAGTGGTTGAGGGTTGTGTGATATCATAAAGTCTTCCATAACTTCATCACATAAACAACATTGTAGCCAATCCATTTTCATATTATACTACCATTTATACCCAAGTGTCAAGTAATATTCTGTTCCTTGTGTATTATACATTGGAACAACTTCAACAACTTCGTCTGTGAGGTTTTCTCCTTTGAATGACAATGTTATACCATTTTCAAATACTTTAGTTATATATAAGTCTACTTTTTGCAGGTCTTCTAAAAATTCTTGACCTTCCATTAATACATCATATTGTCCGGGTGCTCTATCTAACTGGACTGCATACTTTAACCTTACATTTACGCCATTATTAAATGCATGAGTAAATTGTAATACTCCAATATATTTAGGTATTCTTGTTTGTTCTGTGTCTGTGTATTTTAAACTTACAAACATTGGACCAAAGTTATTACTATACCTTAAACCTTGTGTTACATAGGCTCCTGTGTTGATGTATGTTGGTGAATTCCATATTGATGTTGTAGTAGTTACATTTTTATATATACATCCAGGAAGATCAAATGTTGCTTCGTCGTTATCGTTCCAATTCGGATTTAACACACAAGATACATAAGTTGGATCTGGTGCTTCAGGATTTGCTCCTATTAAATTTAAGGTTTTGTCACTATCTAATACAGTAGATGTAGTATTAATATCTGTGTTATATCCAGGAATATATTCTATTGCTTCTTGGAAATCGTATCTATAAACACTAATAGCACCATAGCCTATTTCTATGCCAACTGCTTCTTCTGGCATTAATTCAGCATTTCCTTCAACATAACCGTCACCATTAAGTTCATATAAGTTTGGCCTTCTAAAACTATTGCCGATATTTACAAACCATTCGCCTTTACTTATACCAAGTCTAAGAGCATTTTGATCATCGTTTCCTACTCTTATACCAAAGTTATAATCTAATATAAATTTAGCATTAGCAGAAAAGTATAGTCCAGCATTTTCGTCTGTGTATTTTTCTTCTATTTCAGTAAGAGTATACACACCGTTGCCTACTGTTTCACTAGTAAATTCGCCTGTGCCTATATAGATACCTGTCCACATTGGTCTACTTTTGTTTGTATCGTCTTCAGCATACCATATGCCTGGTTCTGTGTTTTCTGTTTCTACAACTGTAGATCCTTCAATATTTTGCCAACTGATAGTGTTGTAATAGATCTTCTCCATATCAACACCAAATGCAACATTTATTTTATTACTAAGATCTAAATTGCTACCAAATCTTGCAAAGTCTCTAAAACTCTCATTTGAATAGGTTGGGTCTTCAACCGTGAAATAGTCTGCATTATTATAGTTACGACCTATAGTCATAAAGTCATTCCTAATTGCTATGTTGTATCTTTCGCCGTCTTGTAAACAGTCATTGCTTTGCCCAAAATCATAATCATAACAATTATCATAGTCGTATTCGTATTCAGTAAACTTACCTACAATAGTAAAGTCGCCTACGTCAACATTTAATCTTGCTGTCCTGTTTTTATAATTATCTATTTCTTCGTTATCGTTTCTTACACTACCCATACTGTCATCAAATGTAGAAAATTCTATAAAATCTGTTGGAGCAATTCTTATATATGTAGGGTCAGCATCTTCAGTTCTAACTGTAATACCATGTTCAATAGTATCTTGTATTAATACTGTTCCTGCCATACTGCCTGAACCATATAGCACACTATTAGAACCAGTAATAACTTTTACTGTTTGTCCGTTAGCCATATCATGACCAAAGTCATACCATCCTGCTCCTGGGTCATTTGCTGGTATTCCATTTACGAATACAGATGTATGGTTTGTTTGTGCTCCACGTTCTGCAAATCCAATAAATCCTCCATAACCACCTGCATTATAAGTAAATCCTGGAAGTATTGCACTTATAATTCTACTGCTTGTAATTGGGTTTGCTTTAATTGTTTTTTCTTGTTGTGCTGTCACAACAATTTCTTCTATATCATCTGCAAATGCCCATGCAGTAAAAAGCGGTAAAGATAATATAATTGCAATCTTTAATATGTGTTTGTAAAAAAATTCTTCAAAATTCATTTTATCTCCAATTTAAAATAATATTATACATTCTTTTCACTATAAGTCAAGCGGAAAAACATTATTTTCATACTTTTCTATGTCGGTGTTAATCAGTATCTTTTGGTTGTGTTTAAGTATTGGCATCATATCCCAATACATCTCATGTAACTCCTCTAATGGTTTATTGTTAAGTTCTCTTACAACGTCCATTATCATTTGAAGTTTTTTGTTTCCATTTGTTTCATTATCGTAATGTTCATTCCAATAATTACTAAATGTTTTAAACCCCCAACTTTTTAAATACTCTAATGTTCCTGAGCTAGAATATAAAATTTGAGGATGTAAATAAAGCATGGGCCTTGTTGTTTTTTCAGTAATAAATATTTCATTATGAAAACGCCTAAAGTAGTCATCTAATCCATCTTCACAGAATTCGTTACAAAGGTGCACACATTCGCCACTTTCTGTAGTTACAGTAAAGTAACAATCATCATATATGTAACTGTAATCTCCTGTTTTATTCCAATCTGTTAATACACTTGGGTCGTGTTTGCTGTCAAATATTTTTTTATATACCTGTTCCCAATTTCCTTTTAGATCAAATTGGATAGGTAGGATATCTTTTAGTTCTTGTGGAATAGGGTATTGTTCTTCTATTGGATAATGCATACCTTGAAAATAATGGAAACTTATAAGATTGTTTTCTGTATCTAATAAGTTGTTCTTCCACATATAGTGCAGGAATGCTATCCTGTGCTGTATGTTTAAATTAGCATTCAGACAATTAAACTTTTTTGTTCTTAAATTAGTATGTGTTTCTTTTGGAAATTTTAAAATATCAAAATACACATTATTTTTTTCATATAGCCAAAGTCCAAAATCAGTATGTCTTAGTTTTATTTTATCTTCGTTTGGTCTGTATATAGAGTGCCATGTGTTGTATGACTTTTCTAATGTTGCGGCTCCGCCATGATATGTAATATTAGATAAGGGTATATTATACTTGTTTGCAAAATTATGTATTGCATCAGCAAACCATTTATTGTCTACTACCCATAAGGTCCCTTCTTGAGTGTATTCAAAATATACATGTATATTATCTCTGCGAGGATTCTCTTTGCAGTATTGTTGTAAATCTGAGGTTAGGGTTTCAGTAAAATTTTCAAAGTTCCTACGGCTACGTTCTTCACACTTATTGAGTCTGTAAAAGAATGTTACCCTATCATTATGTCTTCCATTCCCGCTGTTCTCAATCTTGTTATGTGTCCTATTTGCCATTGCTTTGTATCTAATCCTTTCATAATGCCTAGGTATTTATTACGCAAAAGAGAAAACTGATTTGTAAGATGTGTTAAATCTATAACACTTTGTTCACTATCTACGAACTTTTCTGCGTCTCTACTAGAGAGTTGCCTATTATAAGATTCTAGAAATTTACGAAAAGTTTTTGATCTTTCTTTACGCAATTCTATATTTAAATGTTCGAGAATTGCTTCAATCTCTTGTAGTTGATTGAAGCGAAACTCTGTAATACCGGGAAGAGAAGCACTGGCTTTTTCCAGGCTTCCCTTTATTCTGCATTCATACTTGGCGTCTTCTAGTTCGTTCTCATAGTAAGCAATGGCATCAACCATTTTGCTTAAATCAGATACTACCTCGTTATACCAAGTTGCCATTTATTCCCAATCCTCATCTTCATCATCGTTTTCCTCAAGTAAGTCAAAGTGGCTAACTAATGCCGCCTTCATTACTGAATCAAATTCCATGATGTTGTCTTCAACTTCAGAAATATCAACGTTATCATCAAATGTTCTAACTAATGTTTCTGCAATATTAAGACGTTCTTTTTTAGGGATATATGATTTTATATTATCCCAGGTTTCAAGTAATAATGCTACTTCAGGACTCATCTGCGTATTCCTCTTCAGTTGGTTCTAAGTCATTTAGGTCAACATCTTCATCTGGTTCAATTTCTTGAACTTTAGGATTTTGACCCCATTCATCTATAATTACCTGAAGTTTGTCTCCAGTCCAGCCTTTTCTGAACTCTTTGATTTCCTCACCTGTTACAGGGGAAACATAAGAGAGTTTATTACCAACTTTATCTACAATACCTTTAGATTCAAGCATTTCCAATAGGCCACTATATGGGTCCATGCCAGTCTCGTATGGTATTTTAATTTGAACGCCTTCGAACGGTTTGCTGTAACGTGATTTCATTACTTTACAGGCCGCTCTAATTCCTTGCACCGTGCTAACTTTGTTGCCATCTAAATCTTCTTTTAATTTAAGTTTTTTCATAGCAACCACAATACTACTTGCATAGATAAAGCCTTGACCGCCTGATATTTTATCATCAGGGTCAAACATATCTTGCGATGCATAAGTGTGATTAGTTGCCACAAGTGCTATTGGAAAAGGAGCAATCTGGTTGACTGTGTTTCTAACTAAGGCTGTTAATGCCTTTGGTTTTCTACCCATATCACCCTTCATGTCACCTTTCTCAAATTGAGCAACGTCAGTTGGTGTTAATAACATTCCTAAACTATCTACTACAAACACTAATTTAGGCATATCTTCGTAAGGAAGATCGCTGTAGTTTGCTTTATAGTCTTTTAAAAATTCTGATATTGCTTTAGCAACATCATCGATCATTGAAACACTAATTTTTAATAGTTTTTCTGGACTTGTATCAACGTCTAATGCTTGAAGCCATTGCTCGTCAAGTGCATTTTCAGAGTCAAATAATACTACTTGACAACCGGCATCTTGTGCATTTTTTACAATGTTTCCAGAACATATAAACGATTTACCAGAACCTGATTCACCTGCAAACACACTAACTTTACCTAGTGGGATACCTCCTTGGAAGTCCCCACTTATTAGGTAGTCTAGTGTTTTGTTACCAGTGCTGATCCAATCCCTAGGGTCATGGAAACCAGCACTAATACCAGATATGCTTTTAGTGATTCCAGTTCTAAACTTTGTTAAGTCAAAAGGTTTCTGCATAATTTTCTCCTTAAGACGACTGTCTGTTTCTGATCATATTCAGAATGTCATCAGCCGACTTTTTGCCAACATCTTCACTAGCAGGTGCTGGTGTAGGTGCAGGTTCAGGTGTCTCAGCAACTGGTGTTGCCGGAGCAGGTGTTTCAACTACAGGAGCCACACTCTCTGTTGCAGGCTGTGATACTGCTGGAGCAGGTTGAGCCGGTGCAACTGTTGATTGTGTTTGTGTTCCAGATACTTTAGGAACGTCAAGTCCATAGGGTTTGTAAAACTGACCCCATTTAGCAGGATCATATAACTCCCCATCTACTGATGCTTGGAACATTTCTGCTATTGCTTGAACGCCTTCTGCTGTTGGTTTAGCAGGTAAGAACTCATTCAGATTAAATAGTCCATGTGTATCAATTGCCGCAAGTTGTTCTTCAGTAAGAGCACTTTCTTTTCTTGCCCACTTACTTGTAGAATAGTCTGCGTATTGACCTTTGGTTGTTTTTGCTAAACGGAAATCTGTTCCTGCTACATAATCAGTTGGAAGGTTTTCCATTTCTGGATCCATCAATGCTGATTTAATAATGTTAAAGATTTGAGGTCCAATAACAAAACGTCTAATTGGATTCTCTGGTGAATCTTCGCTGAGAGGATTTTCGTTTACAAAGCCTTGGAAAATGTATGAACGTTTTTTCCAATACTTTCTACCCATATCTTCAAGACTTGAGTCTTTAAACCAAGGACGAACCTCAGTCAATACAGGGCATGTATCACCCCACATTTCCATGCAAGGAACTTGAACGGTAACAGGTTTCTGTTCTCCGCCAGCCACTCCTGGGAATGTAAGTCTGATCATTTGTCGTTCTACCCAAAAGAACGTGTTGTTTGGATCCGAGTCAGGTAAGAACCTAAGAACGGTGCTTGTTCCTTCGTCGATGTTCCAAAAAGGGTATATTGCTTTATCGCTTTGAGCGGGTGAACTACCAGGTTTTGATTCCATTGATTGTAGTTTTGCTCTGATTTCTGCTAAAGATGCCATGATGTTTCTCCTATAATGTATGCCATGTGCGTAATATTTTTATATTACTTTCTTATATTAATGCCAAAATGTAATCTTGTCAACCTATTTTTGTAAATAAATTACCAAAATTACAATAATGTAACTCTCTGATTGTCCTAGGACAATTTTTAAATTACAACTTTATTTATTAAATGCTATTAAAAATCTACTGAAAAACGGTCCATATACTTCTCAAATGATTCCATATGAGTCATTGGTTCGCTTTGCACAGCAGGTCCGTTGCCTGCACTTAATAATGAACTTTTGATTGCTGTGTAATCAAAGTTGCTCATTCTGCCTCCACTACTAAGACGTTTACCGCAGTCACGTAAGTAACCACCTAACTTTTCGTCTCTAGCACTGAAGCCTAATTGACTAACCTGATGCCCTAATTTGGCATGAGGTGTATCAAACTGTAATAATTCTGTTTCTTTAAGCATGTCAACTGCATTATTAAAGTTTTCATTTTTAATTGCTTTAATAATGTGTGATTCAAATGCTTTTCTTTTTAAATTTAATGTTCGTAAGTTATCCATTACGTTTGCAACTTTACTATCAAAATGTGTTTCAGTAAACAAAGATTGGATTTCGGAGTCATCTTCTTCTAAATTAAATTTTTCTTGTGATGAAATACTTTCAACTGCTGTTGCGTATGTTTTTGCACCTTGTAACTTTTTAAATGTTTCTTTAATGTTATTAATGTTTTCTATTGCTAGATCTACATATTCTGCATTTGCTTCGTTAACGATATTAGATCTTCTTACATAAACAATAAATTCACGCAACTTAGTTAAGTCTTGTGCCATGTTAATTATAGATTCACCAATGCTATCATATACTTCGCCACCTTGTTGAACATGGCGAGCCATTGCTCTAGCCATTGCTAAATTGTTTTCAGGTAGTTTAAATCTTTCGTCGCCACGTTGTATGAATACATTTTGTATATTCCTACTACGAGAGCCTCTTACTTCTTCGTCTACTGCTTTTTTATGCTTCAATACTATCTTTACGTTCTCTAAAGGTTGATAACTTGTTTTAGTTGAACCTGACAGTTTACCTAGACTAGCCTCCATAACTTCTGCCATATCTTTCTCCGAATTTTTTTCTGCATCTTGTAATTCACCTTTTGCTTTTAATCTTTTACCAAACACATTATAGTCAAAGTTCATTAAGTAATCTTTACTTAACTCTTTTAACATTGGTCTAATTTTATGATCTGTTAGATCTTCGCTTGTATTTAAAATAACTGAATTTTTATTTAAATCCAATCTAACTAGTATATTTGGTTCATCAACAACAAATCTTGTGCTTTCTTGCGGGTTGATTTCGTTGTTGCCTTGGACGTCAAATGTTTTAACTTCAAAGCCAAAACCTTTCATAAGGTTAAATATTTTTTCTGAAACTTGTTTTTTATTAGTTGCCATACAACTATTTATCTAAATTATCCCAACTGGCATCGGACCATCGGCATCATCATAATCATCTTCGCTAAATCCGGGGCCTAAACCACTGTTTATTTGATCATAAACTTGTTCTTCAAATGTGCCTATATATTGAATCATTCTAACAGCAATAACTAAAGACATTACTAAGTCATCGTATTCGCCTGGTTTGGCGGCAAAACTGTTTGCTCTTGATACAAAGTTTTTAAGTTCTGATACAAGCATTTTACTTTTAAGTTTTATCTTATCTTGTTCTACTAATCTTTTTAGAAATAAACAACCTTCCATTTTGCTTTTATGTGTGGTATGAAAACCTTTGCGTCCTTTCTTACCTTGTATTCGTTTAGGCTCATGTAAAAAATCACCTGGAAATGTTTCCTCACCTGTATCTCTAATAACCACTAAAGCCGCTTCGCCGATACTATTGTTCTCTACAGACCAATATAATTGATCGCATTTACATTCTTTAAGATACATTAGTATATCTAGCATTGCTTTCATTTGTCCTTCTATAGGTGTCTTATTATGACACCACTCTGCTATCTGTGTCATTGTTGAAAGTTCTAATACTTGTATAGCCGCATTATCGCCACCCGTTCCCGAACTAGGATCTAATGCTACAACAAACATTGAGTTTGGATCTGGTTGTTTATACCATCGTGTTTGTCCCATTCTAAGACTTGGTTCAACACCTTTTATTTCTAAAAGTTTTAAAGAATCGATAAGAGTTTCATCGTATATAATAAATTCGCATTCGTGTTCACGTCTAAAACGTTCTTCTCCTATCCTACCGCGTTCTTCTGTTGCCCAACCAGGATCTCTATCTGGATGCTCGTCCCATTTAGCAATCATTGGTTTAAACCCGTTGACTCCTACTTCTTGTTCATTGCCATGTTCGTCAAACAGTTTGTTCGCTTGATTCCAGATCATAGCAAATGTATCATCATCACTGTTTGGTGTGCTTGTAATAATACATTTACCACCTGTTGCTAATGTTGGTGATAGTGAGGTCCAAAATTCTTTGGCTATTCTATTTGGCACAAATGCAAACTCGTCTAAGTATACCAACGAAAGTGACATACCCCTACCAGTATTTTCAGTTGTTGTAGCACTTATTATTCTACTACCGTTATCCATTGTTAGAGAGCCTTTGTTGTATTCTGTTACACCGGCTCGTATATGATTAGGGACACTTTCGTATGCATATCTAATACGTTGCATAATTTCACTGGCACCTGCTTGTTTGTGTGCCGCAACTAATATTGTGCTGTCAGGTTTAAACATTGCATACCACAACAAATAACCTGCGGCTACAGTGGTTTTACCCATCTGTCTACCCAGCATGTTTATACTGTATCTATATTGGTTGTAATTTTGGACTAATCCTTTTTGATAGTTAAAAGGTTCAAACTTTATACCGCCTTTAGTAGGATGCTGTATTTTCATGTGCTGTGTCATAAAATGCATAGCACCTGTTTCTTCATTACAGCAGTCTTCAAAGTCCTTTAACTGTTCTGCAGACATAGGAACTTTTTTAAAGCCTTGCTTAATTAAACTGGTATCTGCTGTTCCTCTTGCCATATTAGTATTTAGTTGCCTAACTGTATAATATCAGATGTTTTATGTAGATTATTCTTTACTACCCAATCAAATATAAAGTCTGCAATACGTTTATGCCCTATTGCATCTGGGTGGTTATTAAATGGCTTTTCTGACCATTCAGTTCCATGTTTTGTTCCTGAATATGTAGTCATAGGTATAAATTTATTATCTTTATATAGCGATCTATACTTTTGGTCTACGAATCTAGTAAACTCTTCTCGAGTGCCACCTACCCAATACATTAGGTATTTAATGTTTCTTTGTTCTAAGTATTGTTGTGTGTTTTTTATCTCGGTATATGCGTATTCTATAAAAGGCATAATATTAATATTTTTATCCTTTGTCCATTCATATAAGTTATTGTTGTGGGCATTTAAATTTTGTTCGCCAATGTTATCTTTACTTACAAATATAAATTCAGGTTCTTGTGGTGCGAGGTATTCTTTAGTCTTTCTAATCCACACAGTTATATATTTTTCGTTAGGATCTTCGTTTGTAAACCATTCGCCAGACATAAATGATACAGGTATTACATACTCTCCTTTAAATTGTCCAGTTGTTATTTCAACAGGATTAAACAATTTATATACTGGTAATGTGTATTCTACACAAACAAATAGATCTTTAAATGTTTTATATCGTTGGTAATATTCTTCACAAAACCCATAAGTATCTATGGTTGACATTCCAATTGGTTTGCCTATTAGGGAATGATTCCAAAGTTCTGATGCTGACGTTTTTTCTGCAAAATGGTCAACCCAACTCTTCATACCGCTTTCTTTAGTTACTGAAAATTCGTGACCTTTGCCCCAGCCACTGGCGTGACTACATCCATTTATGTATAAATGATTTAACATAAAAAGTATTTATTTGTTACGAGGAAAGTTTGTCTTGTAATTTCGCTTTAAGGCTGTTAAAGATTGCATTCTTATCCATGTCTGGAGTAATCATTATCATCTTTGGAGTGCCTTGTGGCTCATCATCGCCGCATGGTGCGTCAACTTCTTCTTCATCATGGTCATGACCTGAGCATTCACATTCGTCTGCTGGTGAACCGCAACTGTCACATGTTTCTTCTTGTGGAAGCAACAATTCTTCTTGCTCTGGATCTTCATCATCTGCTGATGCCTGCATAGTAGGAAGTTCTAACCCTGCTAGTTTCATAATCTTAGCAAGTTCTTCCATATCGTCTGCACTTGCATCTACAGTTATAGAACCTTTATCAGTATTTTTTGATTGTCTAAAAGTAACTGAACCTTCTGCTTTTTCTTCTGGTGCCATATAACCTAAATCTTCTTTTAAACCTGCTAGTTTCTTGAGGTCACTTAAATCAACTGACTCTTTTTCCATTTCTGGTTCCATTTCTGGTTCCATTTCTGGCTTTTCGCCTTTGCCGATATTTTTACCTAAAAATGATTTTGCTGTTTGTTTTAATTTAGATAGGCCTGATCCGCCCATTTCTAAGAAATCAGTTACTACTTGCATATATTTTTTTAATGCTGGAACTAAATTAGAAGGAATACCTTCATCTTGATCCATACGATGCATTGCTTGTTGAACTAAACTTGCATCTTTTGGTTCTAAGTATTGGCCTAATATTGCCATACTAATTGCATTCTCAGTCATAAACATTTGAATTGCTTCGTCTTCTCTTAATGATGTAAGATCTACTGACTCGACTGGATTATACATTCCTGTATCTTGAGATTGTCCTTTTTGCGATGCTACTGCTCTTTTTGTTAGTTGGATAAGTTGTTGGATCATTCCTGCTTCTATAATAGGATTAATCAATTTTAAAAAGAGGCCTAACTGTTGAGATTTATTACCTGCTAGTTGCTCACCTGTTGCCGCGGCTTGTAATGCCTGCATTAAGATAGGAAGATTAAGTCCGCCTAGGCTGTCATCTGCTACTCTACCTTGTGATTTAACTTTCTGTAAGTCGCCCATTGCTGGGTTTTCATTTATCTTAATATTTGACATTATCCTGCTCTCCTGGCACCTGCACTCTGTGTTACTCTAGATACCTCTTTAGTGCCTTCAGCACCTTTACCCATATTAGGTGTTCCGACAATATTGTCGTATGTAGGTCTTAGAGCATCTCCCATAAGTTCATCTTTTGAAGGATAATTACGGAAGTAATCTGCACCTTTTTCATCTTTGATTTTTTGGAGTTCTTCTAAGAATTTTTTATTATGTTCTTCACCAAATAATGCAACATTAAAGTCTAAGTCAGCATTTTCGTTTTCGTAATGTGCTTGTTCTTCGTTATTAAGTTCTGCATCTTCATGAGTAACAAATCTATCTTTGTCAGCCTCATGTCTTTCTTCGGCCATATCACTTTCAATTCTTCTTGGATCTTTAATACCATAACATAATACACGTTCATGGTCTAATCCTAAGTTTACTGCTAACCATACTTCTAAAATTCTATCATTAACAGGATATTTTAACACTATGTCTGTGCTACTTACTTCTGAAACCATTTGAACACCTTTGGCTTTTAAAAATTCCATAGGATTTTCTTCTATTGGTTTTCTTTTAAAGTCTGAGATACTTACAACATTATATTTTGCAAGGCAAGCCTCAATAATATCCATGTGTTCGCTTGTGCAGTTACAGGCCAACTTGACTCTGTAGCCGTATTCTTTGTTAAATGATTCTGTTAAATAATCTTTGAATTCCATTGTATAAACTCCTTTACACACTTATTTATCATTTTTATTAATTATTTTTAAAAGTTCGTTCCTGTCATATAGTATATTTCCGTCTGCGTTAATATCTCCACCTTTTCCGGTATTACTATCTAATCTAGCCTTTTTAATCATTAAGTCTATTTGCTGTAACTTAGCCTTTGTTTTAGTATCACTGGCATCTAAGGCTATCTTTAACATATTACTTGCCTCTGCAAATACTTTACCAGCCGCCATATCACTAACATTCATGCCTAGACTCATAAGTTGTTTATAACTGCTAAGTGCTTCTTTGGCAATGTCATTCATTTCATGTTCATGCTCCTCTAATCCTTTTACATCTTTAAATGCCATATTAATTTTTTCGCTGACACTTAATGCATCTTCCATAGCAACAATTTCTTGTTTTGTTTCTTCTATAGAAGGCACTTCTTCCGGATTTTCTTTTGCAAGAGCCTCGTCTAAAGGCGGTAAATTAAACTCTTCTTCTAATTTCTTTGTCATACTACTATTTATTTAACCAATAAGAGTATTGTCTTTTGAAGCGGTGTGCTATAAATGTATGCTCTTCTTCAGTATGGTGTGTTACTGCCCATTTAAAAAATTCTGATGTTAATCTAGTTTGGAGCATTGGGTAGTGAAAGTGTTCTCCCGATATATACTTTATTGTATTTCTCGAAGAAGGATTAGGATAAAACGGATATACAAAACATAGGTTAATGCTGTTGTCATCGCAATATTTTTTTAAGAACATTAGATTTGATAACCTATCGTGTATATACTTAAAGTCTGCATAATATTTAAGATATGTGAGAAAACCTTGTTTATGTTTACCTGTTATTTCATCAGTATCAAACCATACATTACTCCTAATTTTTCTATAAACCTTTTCTGACATATCGTCAGCATCGTCTTCTTTTTCACTTGTCCAGTGAATATGCTTAATATAATCTTTATCTTTGTATAACGTATCAAATTCTGTATGATCAGCAAAACGTGGAGAGTCCATTGGGTCTGCTTTATTAACCTCTACAATATCTCTATAGAAATTTGTAACAAAAAATATACAATGTGTATAGTTACCGGACATTAGTTCTTGTAATGTTACAAGAGACGTTGTGCTTATATCCGATCCACCAATGCCAACAGACACAGCATTTTCATCTAAATGCTGGCACCAATGTTTAAAAAGTAAATTTTGTCTGAACCCTTTTCCCAGGTTTGATTCTGGATAATCTATATACGTTCGAGTTTCAATACATTGGAAAGAATGATCTGGAAATTGTGCAAAACTATCACCGCCTACTAATAACTTCATGCATTTATTTATTTGCTTGTAATTGCCAAACATTTAGATGCTGGTCGCCTCTTACTAATGCGGCTGTAAATCTACCTACACCAAAATCTATTGCGCCATCTACCATTACACTAGGTCTTGCTGTAGAAGGGTCCATTTTAGAATATTGATCATATCGTTTAGGATTTTTTTCAAAGTTTTTATTTACAGATTTAGGTATTTGAGAATTTGGATGATTTTGCTTTATCTTATATAAAATATCTTGGGGCAAATTTTTCATTTGATGTATGTTATCTTTATGCTTTAATAATGTTTCTACAGGCATCTTTACTGGTTGTGGCTTAACTAATGTTAAGTTGTTTATATATTCTACAGCGTCTTTGCCACCATTAGGGTCCAACATAATCCATTCATCTTCTATTTCTTTTACAAGTCCTGCAGGCCATTTTTTGTCTATCATTATTTTTCTTATAATGTGCCTATGGTCAATTGAATTTGCTATCTCAACTATTTTCATTTACGTTTCCTAGCAATTCTTTTTGGCTTTCGAGGTTTATTATTTTGGAATATTTGGTCTTCGTTTATTACTTTAAAACGTATTCCTTTACGTTTGCACCATTCTTGTGCCGCAGTCCACTTAGCGGCATTTACGGCAGTTTGAAATGCTTGTCCTTGTGTTCTAGCACTTTCCATTGTTGTTTGATTACGAGGTTTGATCTCTATAAGTTCAACGTGTTGCGAACCATTTTTATCTGTGTATTGAATCATAAAGTCCGGAACATAGTTTGAATATTTTCCTGTTGCAGGATTAAGATACGGTATTTTAACATT